TTCGACTTCCAACTGAAATTCACGCCCCGAACGACCTTATACCGCTGCTCTTTTAGGCGGTCAAGGATGCCGTACCCGAGGCCACCTTCGTCTAAGACCACCAGCGCCGGTTGAAACTCTTCGATGGCATCAATGACGCGACCAACCGTTGCCATCGTGTCTTCACCTTGGTAACGACGGATTGCCACCAGGTCGCGCCCTTGTCGGACCACGATGACGGTGGAGTCGGCGCCGCTTCGCGCTGGATCGACTCCGACAACGCGTGGCGCAAGCTCGTCCTTGTAACGCCCTCGGGCAGCGGCTGTATCAACCAAGGATGGCGCAATGAACTGGTCGTCCCCGTCGGAGGGGAACTGTCCGTAGACTTCGATTTTGGCTTGCGAGGACTCCGCGCCATATTCGGCGATGATTTGCTCGTAGACGGCTTTGTCCGTGTCTTCGACTTCGCGGGCGTCGATGTTCTGCGTGGCCCAGAAGTTTCTTTTCGCATGGAATGCCTCAAAGAAGTAGCCTTCGTTACGTCGCGGGTTACTGAACGCGCACCAGAATCGGTTTGGCGTGTTTTCGGTAAAGAAGCCCGCCGTGACCGACCAGATGGCATCCGGTATACCAGAGGCTTCATCGAATATCACCATCACGCCGTCGTGATTGTGTACGCCAGCGTAGGAGTCGGGGTTTTCTTCCGACCAGAGCCGGCCTTCGACCGCCCAGTAACGGGTGCCTTTTTTAAGGTCGCGCTCAACAAGTTCAGCGAGCCATTTAGCGGGCATCACGCGGGTCGCCGACAACTCAAACCAATGGCTGTTAATCAGCAGCGCCGCCCACTTGGTGATTTCGGCCCAAGTGACCGAGCGCAACTGCGCTTCGGAGTTCGCCGACACAATCGTCGTAGAACCGATCCGCGTCGATAGCATCCAGAGGATCAGCCACGAGACGAGCGCGGACTTACCGATACCGCGCCCCGAAGCAGTCGCCATCCGCAGTACGTCATACGACGTAGCGTCTTTGTTCTTGGCGATATGGTCACGCACCTTGCGCAGCACTTCACGCTGCCACTTACGCGGGCCTTGGAAGTGTTCGAGCGGGGTGTTCTTCTGCCGCCACGGAAACACGAATAGCACGAAGGCTTCTGGGTCGTCCTTGATCGCAGGCGACCACAGTTTCGCCATCAGCGCCTGTTCGTCTTCGGGGCTATAGATCGGCAGTTGCATGCGTGTCCACTTCTATATGCGGGATTAATGAAGGCGATGGACTTGGCAATATTCGGCCATTAAGCACGCGCGATTCCGCCTCTTGCAACGCGGCAGTGATACTGATGCGTTGCTGTACGTCGATCTGCACTTGTTGCTTCGCCACCCAGCCGTGCACGTGAGTAAGAAGCGCCAGCGCCGCCTTAGCGTCGCCGCCCCGCGCTGCATCACGTAACTGCCCTGCGGCTTCCGCTTCGCCATCGGCGCGTCCCTTCTCTTCGGCCATTTGGGCTATTGGGTCAAGCTGCGTGAGTCGCCGGTACTCCACCGGCAACAAGCCCGCAGCCAGGGCCATCGAGTCGCCGCGCAACCCCAGGCGCGCCGCATCGTAAATGGCTTGTAGGGTTTTCTCAGTGGCTTTGATCTCGCGGGGCGAGAACGGCAAGGACTGAAAGCTCATGGCTTGCGAGATTACATGGGGCTTGGGGCTTTTTGCAAAAAATTAAAAATTTCTTGTGACCCCTACCGTAACTGTAATCGGGGGTCGCTCGGCCCTGTACCCCCACCCCCCCCCACCCCCAAGCCATCAGCCGAAAGCCCCGAGCCCCGAGCCCCCAGCTATCAGCCGGCGGGCTTGGGTCAGTTGGGTCATGGCTGGGTCATGACCCAAGTGACCCATGCCATGCAGCCATGCGGCCATGGGTCATTTGGGTCATGGCTGGGTCATGACCCAATTGACCCAAAAGCATGGGGCATGGGCCATGGGGCTGGGGGCTTTGGGTCATTGGGTCATCTGGACAGCCTAATTTCAGTCGGTGGGCTGCAATCGTGCGCGCACGTGCGCGGCGTGACGGGTGTTATATAGTAACATATATTTTTGATTTTTAAGATAGAAACCACCATGACCTAATTGACCTAAACAAGCCCCAAGCCCCATGCTTTCCAGCCCCGCGCACTAGGTCACATTCGCCAATCTCCGCGACCCAACGCGACCCAACCATGACCCAACGACAATCTGACAAATAATGTTTGACAAGTAGCGCGACGCGTGCGATGATAGCCCCGTCGAATAACTAAACACTTGGAGCAAACAGTTATGCAAAGCAAACCTAATCGCGTGCTCGATGCCATCATCATCACGAGCGTCGGCGTGCTCTGCGCCGCTTTTGTGCTCGATCACTTGCCCCTCGGCATTGGCGCCGCGCTGATTGGCGGCGCGGCCGTGATTCTCGACGACATAACCCGCAATTAACTTGGAGTAGACGACAATGAACTACACTCTCACGGTATCTCTCTCGACCCTGCGCGCTGCGCGCACGCATTCCGCCAACGGCGATATCCGTTACTATTTAAACGGCGTTTATCTCGACACTAAAACTGGCAAAGTCATCGCCACCGACGGCCATCGCATGCTCTGCGCGACGGCGCGCGGCGTAAAGCGCGACGCGGCGCCGGTGGTGGTGCCCAATGAACTGATCGACGCCGCGCTGAAGCAATTCGGCGGCGAGTACGCGCGCGGCAAAGCGCTGGGCGCTTGCGACGTGTCCATCACAATCGACGGCCGCGCGGTGACAATCGCCACGCCGACGGGTCAAGTGTCCGGGCTCACAATTGACGGCGTATTCCCAGACTGGCGCCGCGTAGTGCCGCTGGGTGAGCCCGCCGTGCTCGATGGCGCGCCGGCGGTGCTCAATTCCGACTACGTAACCGACGCGTGCGCGGCGTTCGCCATCGCGCGCAATATCCCAAAAGCAAAAAGCGGTATTCACGCGGTGCGCGTGCTCCAGCGCGGGAATGACTCGGCGATTGTGTGCGACACCGACCCGGATATGGTGGTCATCATCATGCCGCTGCGCGATCGCATGGCTAATGATGCGCCGCTGGCCGCATGCGCGATGGCGCATGTCGACGCTATACCCTACAGCGACGAAACAGCCGAGCGCGTCGCGCTGGAAGCGGCCGCAGCGGTATCAAGCGCCGCTTGACCTTTGCTCCACTCGGGCGCCGCCCATGGGCGCCCATTTTCTAACCTAAAGGACAATCAACCATGCAAGCAATTAGAACTCGCTATTACGGCCCCACCAATACTCGCGGCTCACGCATTACTGCAAAGTGCGAAGCCGGCACGCTATCGCTGCCCTATAACTACGCTTTGAGCATCTGGCAGAACCACGCCACGGTCGCTGCGCAACTGCTCGAACGCTTGGGCTGGGGCAAGCCCTACGCGGGCGGCGAGTTTGGGCACGATTACTATTGGACCGCTGTAATCATTAATGAAGCGTGGAACGACACACTTGCCCGTGATTATTCCCAGCCCCGAAAGGTGGCCGCGTGAGCGCGCCACGCTGGGAGGTGCTGACCCGTATCGGCAACCATTGGGAAAATGTCTGGGAGATTGATGAACAGCCCGAGTTTTTTGGCAGCTATGACGACGCGTGCATAGCGTTAAATGAGCACCTAGCCGAATGCGAGGGGGCGGTACGCGCCGGGCACCTTGACAGCGCTCCCGACGTTAGCGAGTTCCGCGTAGTCGAGGTGCCGCGATGAGCGCCGCGACTCAGCCCCAAAGCCCGCAGGAAGCGCTCGCGCTCGCGCTCTGGCTGGCGCTGACAGCCCCCAGCCCCGAGCGTGAAGCGCTCGCCGTCGAGCTCGCCGAGCAACTATCGGCGGGCTTGACAGCCGGCGACATGCGCGCCGCAAAGCGCGCCGCGCTGCGGCGCTGGCGGGGGCAGCTATGACCCGCGCCAACAGCCGGCCGCCGTGCCGGGGCTGCGACGGGTCGGGCTACGCGTGCGCCGAGATCGACGACGACGGGCGCGCCGTCGACTGCCCGCGCTGCATGGGCGCGGGCGTCGACCCGTTTCTAGACTTGCTGCGCTCGCTGTTACTCAGCCCCGAGCAAATAGCCGAACGGCGGGGGCGCTCACCATGAGCGCCCTGCGGCGCTGGGCTGCGGGCTGGCGCGCCGACGTGTGGCGCCACTGGGCGCACGTACCAGCGCCGAACTGGGCGTGCAGCCGGCGCAAGCACCCCCTCTCCGTTTATTGGTGACGCATGCCATACCTAACCGATGATGAACAGCGCAAGCTTTGGGAGCCCGAGGACACGCCCTGCGGGCCCGCCGCGCGCGCATGGGAGCCGCCCGAGATACGCGCCGCGCGCTATGAAAAAGCGCTGCGGGGCATACTGGCATGTGCCAGCCCCGAGCCCGTAGTCTGGATGCTGCAAAGCGTCGCGGCGACAGCGCTCGGATACGACGCGCTCGCCGACGACCTACTGCGGCGCGTTATGGCGCGGAGTAATGCGCCCGAGGGGGCGTCATGACCTGGGCGCTCATTTGTACTTGTATCGCTATACTGTTATCGATCATTTTTGACGATCGCGAGTGACGGGGCTTGCGGCGTCTCGACCAATCGCCGCAGGTCCGACTTGCTGCGGCTATCCATATCGGGCGCGCAAAATAGGTGCTTCTTCGACGGGTAATCGCCCGACGCCACGCGGCCTTTGTCAATCCAGCCGGCCTCGCGGAGCGCGTGCAAGAGCGCCGACTGCGGCACCTTGACGCCCGAGGGCATGGCGCCCGCGACCCTATCGCAAACAGCGTGGAACGGCGAGCCGACGACGCCGCGGGCAAACTCGCCAACGCGGGCGCGCATCATCTCGACAAGGTACGACTCGGCCGTGGACATGCCGGCGTCGATCATGATGGCCTTGGCCTCGGTCATGGGCGGCGTGCCGCCGGGCTGGAAAGCGGACACGTCATAAGAGGAAAGCCAACAGCCAATGGCCTCGAACCCGCCCGCCTTGTACCAGCCCCAGAGCCGCTCGGCGTCGGCCTCGGGCAAGCGCTCGGCCTCGCTCCAGACGACAAACCAGCGCCGATCATCACTCGGCAAGCTGATCGCGGCGCGCTCATTCGAGAATGCAAGCACGAAAACGCGGTTCAAAGCGTCATAAGGGTGCAGCCCCTTGCGGTTGACGGGCAAAAGCTCGGGAGGCGCCGCGATGATGGGCTTCAACTGATTTTCCAGCGCCCGCCGGTCCTTAGCCTCGGCTTGGCGCAATTCGTTGATGACCATGACCTCGGATTCGAGCGCATAGCCCCACTGGCTCGCGAGCTCCTCGTTGCGCACCAGCGCCACGTTCACGTTCATAGGCCCGCCAACAGCCCAGAGAAACGGCGACCAGAGCGTATCTTTGCCCGAGCCGGGGCGCCCAGCGTGCAGCACGGCGTGATTGATTTTGCGGTTTGGGTGCTGGACCTTATACGCCATGACGGCGAGCACGTGCGCCCGCTCGGCGGCGTCGGGAATCATGCGCTCGACGTGCGCAAGCCATAAGTCCACAGCGCCGGGGCGGGTCGCGGGCCGGGCGTTCCGCCAGCGGTTGCCGTACACCAGCCCCGAGCGCGAAACCAAAATATCCTCGCCGGCGGCGTAGGTGACGCCGATCAGCGAATGCGCGCCCTTCGCTTGGCGATGCTCGTCGTAACAGACCGACGCCTCGATGGCGCGCCCGGTGCGGATGGACTTGCAGGGTACATGCCGAAAGAGCGCGTTAAATGTACTGCGCGAGATTTCACGACGCTCGATCATGTCGAAGTACGCGTCGTCGTCCTGCAAGTACGCAAAGCGCTCGAACCATTCGGCTTTGGTAATCCGGCCAAGCTCGCGCCGCTCGACTTCCTCGATGACTTGTTGCGCGGCGTCGGGGTAGTCTTCGGTCGGCGTAAGTTTCGAGAGCGCCGATTCCATGGTGACGGCCAGTAGATCATCGCGCAGCCCGTAGCCCGCTTTGGGTCCGCCCTCGGCCTCGACCCAGCGCAGGAAGCGCTCGCTCGTCCAGTCGCCGCAATGCTCGTGGAAACAGTCATAGGCCCGGTGAACCGGGTGGTAGCGCCCCTCGGGGTTGTGGTCGGAGTGCTCGGCGTGGTTTGGGCAGACAACGCCCGCCCAGCCCTCGCCGTTCGGCGGCGCGAGCACCAGCCCTTGCTCGACAAGCCACGCCAAAATGGCGTCGTTCCCGTCATCTTCGAGCGCGATATGCGGGTTGCGGGCCGTATCGGCGGCGGCGGGCGTAACGCCGAGTTGCTGGCAGAGAGAATCCAACAGGAAAAAACGCTCGGGGTGAAATTCTGTCAGCACGGCGGCAAACTGATCGCGCCCGGCCTTCAAGTTGATCGAGCCTGGGATGCGGAAGTTCCGCACGGCGTTAATCGCCCCTCGGTCGGTGTATCCAGCGTCCGCTATCGCCACAATCGCGGCCGTAAACTCGCCTTTTTTCGGCTGCTGGTCGTAATCGAAGACATAGCCCCACTGGAAATTACCGGGGCTGGTTTCGATCTTCCACGTGGGCTCGACGGGCGGCGTTTTGGACTTGGTGCCGATGTCATCGAGCACCATAAATGCGACGTGCTCGGCGTAGCCGGCGCCTGCTGAGAGCTTGCCATCCTTGAATCGGTCCACGATATACACGGCCGTGTTGGCGTACCACGCGGCCCGCCGGGCCTCGTTGTACCGCTCGGGCAGACAGGGCACCCACGAATACTTCGGCGTGCCGTCGCCGTGCAGGGCGGGGCGCCCCTCATACGTCCGGGGCTTCTGCCGGACAATTAAAATTGTCTCGCCTTCGGGGGCGGCCTGTGATAGAAAGTCGACGAACGTTTGCATTGACCTTTAGCTCCTTGAGAGACGATCTCACCTCTGGCCCCGGTCTAACCCACCGGGGTTTTTTATTTGCCATACCGCTGCATGAATTTAGGTTCAGCCTTCAGCGGAAAGCCCGCCGCCCACTCGGGCGTCGCGCACATCAAAGATTCCAGCATGTCGGCGACCGTTTCCGCTTCGGACTCTGGGCATTCCACCACAATTTCATCGTGAATATGCAACGTCGTCGCCACGCGAGCGTCAAGTTCGCGCAGCGCATGACGTAACAAATCATTGGCCGTGGCCTGCGTGATATTTTCGCACGCCAAACCGCGCCACAAACGCGCACGCGGCCATTCGGTCGCATCCTGCGCCGGCTTCCACGCGGCTTTCAAGTACGATACGCCATCCTCTTCGAGTCGTGCAAAGGGATAACAGAGCACGCGACCACTCGGCAGCATGTACCATAAATGCAACTTGTCGTAGAGATACGTCACGCGGCCGGCGGTGAACTCACGGCCGGGGTTGCGCATGGCGCGCAGGTACGCGCTTTCAAGTGACTGCCAGTAGCGCACGGCCCACTGGTTCGCACGGCGCCACGCATCGACAATGCGCTGCGCGTCGGACTCGTGCATCGTGATGCCGTAGTTGCGGCCCATCGCTGCGAAGGCGCCGACACCGCCTGCGAAGCCTAAGCTCAGAATGGCGACCTTGCCGATCTGGCGCTGCTCGTCGGTGACTTCACTCGGCGCGCAGTGGTAAATGCCGGCGGCTTCACGCTTGTAGATATCTTCGCCGGCGCGAAATACATCGAGGACGCTATCGGCCTGCGGGTCGGCGGCCAGCCACGGCGTCGCGCGGGCTTCTATCGCTGACCAGTCGGCCACGACGAAAATGTGACCTCGGGCGGGAATGATAGCTGGTCGCAGCATTCCTCGAAGGACATCTGTAACCCGTTTGCCGTAGGCTGGAACAATACTGTGACCTCGGACCATTGAATGACGGGCGGCATCAGCGTCTCTAAGAGTGCGACGCGTGAAGTTATGGACTTGAGCCCCGTAGCTTGAAGCGCGCCCCGTGGCACTTCCACCAGCAAATACAAACGCTCCTCGGACACGATCATCCTCCCCGGCTAACTGGGCGAGCCGTTGGAATTTAGCGACCGACGAAGCCCAGAGATCATCGGCGCATTGGATTACGTCCGCAACGTGCGGCGGGACTTGTTCGGGATCGGTGAGCGCGAGCAAATTGGCGCGCACGGACTTATCAATCGAAGTCTTGGCCTCGCCGTCCTTGTAGACGGTCATGAGCTTGCGGGCTTCGGGCCCGAGCCGCTCGGCCACCCACTCGCGCATACGCGGTGAGCGAACGGAAGTCAGCGCGCCCTCGGTGATCTCGATGACAAGCTGCTCGATGTCTTTCAGTTCCTGCTCGGCATACGCGACCGCCGCCTTGCAAAGCGGCACATCCACGCGCACGCCCCGGTCGTTGATGCGTTCGTTGACGTGGTAATCTTTGAGTTCAATGTCAGAGAGTTCCCGCATGGCGGCACTCGCCGCGCGCATGGTGCGCACGTCCTGCTCGCAATACGCAATCATCTCGGCCATCAATTCGGGGTCGTCGCGGAATGTGCCGTCGGCCTTCGGAATTGAAAGCTGGCGGATCAGCGCCGCGCCTCGGTGGTCCTTGCGCATGCTGGCGCCGAGCGCCCGGCCCAAGTCTTCAAGGCTGCCAGGCAGGCAGTTGGCGCGCGCCTGCGCGGCGGTGCAGTAGAACTGCGTGAGCTCAAAAGGTATGTCGAGCACGTGCCAAAAGATCAACCGCTCGAAGGCGGCGTTGTGGGCGCGTATCTGGCCCTTGAAGTTGGCGACGCGCTCGGGGAACGGATGCGACGGGCGCCACGTCTGCACCTCGTCGTTGTCGAACGCGTAGGACATGCAGAGCACCTCGGTGCTCGGGTCGCGGGCGTAGTTGTACACGCCGCCTGTCTTCAGCCCGTATCGGCTGCGCGTTTCAAAGTCGAGCCAAAGGATCACGGTTACGCCTCTCGTGCTTCATCTATCAACGCGCCAAGCTCACGTATCCAGTACCGCACAAAGCGGTGCTTGGGCGCCGTGCGCTCGTGCAGTTCACGGCGGCGAGCGTGGTAGCCGCAGGTGCGACCGGGCGTTGTCTCCACGCCGCAGATGGGACAGTTATATCGGGCCAAGATCGGGGGCTTACTCACGGAGCGAGTGGGTGGGGATGAACGCATCCGCTTTCAGCCCCCTCTCTTTTAGCCTACGCGCCGACGGCGGCCAGCGGGGGCTGACGCCGGGGCTTCTTCGGCAGGCGTCTCAGCCGGCGCAACGTCGCCGTCCATCGACACCCAGCGCACGACCTCGAACACGGGCGTATAGATACGGCCGTAGCTCTTGTGCTGGTAGTGCTCCTTGCCCAGTCTCACGACGGGCACGGGCTTGGTCGAATCCTTCTCGACCTGCTCGGCGATGGCGACCGCGAGCGCTTGGACGCTACGCTTACCGCCCACTGACGTGGTGGTGTAGCGCACATCAAGCCCCGTGTCCTCGCCTGTCAAGCACTTGAGCCCCAAGCCCACTTGCTTCTCCCAGCCCTTGCGGGCCTGCGGCGGTGCGGGCTGCGGCTCGGGCAGGGGCTGCGCGACCGACACCATGCTCTCGCCGAGCACTTCGCCGTCGCCCCAGGCGATATAGCCGTGGACGAAGCTGAACGGGTTGACGGCCCATTCGCTCGCGTCCTCGACCTCCGTTTGATCCGCGCCGTAGACCCAGTGACCGGTCTTGTCCATCTTGAGGATGGCTGAACCGAGCGGGCCCACGTCGCTGTCAATGCTGCGCAGCGCAGTGGAGAGGGTGGACACAGCCGGCAAGCCGGCGGAACTGAACTTTACGATACCTGTCATTTGACTCTACTCCTTACACAAGTTTAGAAAGGGCCGCAGTCAACTGCTGCCCGATTTGTACAACGGCTGGCCGTGGGTCATCCACGGGCGCAATCGTTGTCCCCGAAGACACAGAGTGGCAGATGCCTTCCGGCAACTGCTTCTTCTGTTTCTTCAAGACTTTCTCGATGGTCGCAGGGCTCGCCATCGACTGTTCAATAATTTGCTCATCGGTGAGGCCGAGCCCACGCAGCGCGCGCTGGGCTTCGCCTTCATCAATCCATTTGCGCGTGCCGCGCTTGGCAACCAGCTTGTAGCCTGGCACCTGTCCGCCCGTTTCGAGCGCCGTGAACGCCAGCGCACGCAAATCTTTGATCCAATCTTCGAGCAAATCGGCCTTTACCAGCATCTGCCCAAGCTGCACGGCGTCGAGCTCCTTGACCTGCTTAGCCAGCGCCCGATCCGCAGCGCCCGTCATCTCGGGGCAAATGGGCTTGGCGGCGCACCAGCGGCAGTGGTCCCCAATCCGCAGCGGCGGCGTCTGCTTCTCGGCCTGCTTGAGCGCAAAGGCCAACTCACGCTCGAACTGCCGCACGCGGTCAAAACTGGTGACCCAGCGCTTGACGCTGGGCGGCTGCACGATCACGCATTCGATTTCTTTGGCGCCGTCGAACACCCAATCCAAGCCCGACGTGCGCATGGCGGCAGCGGTGTAGAACAGCAACTGCGGATTGTCCTCTACCTCGACCGCCACGCCGTCGCCAAATTTCCAATCCAGTACAACGGCAGTATCACCAAGACGGCCAATAAGATCACAGCTACCAAACACGCCCGGAAGAAAGTCTCCGAAGCTGACATGTGATTCGACGGCATATTCGAGCGCCTCGTTCGGGTCGATGTCATTAAGCGCCTGCAACGCAGGCACGATCTTGTCTTCAAACAGTTCTTCATCCAACGTCTGATCGTTGTACGTCATGCCAAGAATGCTGCTGGCGTCGCTGTTCGACCCCAGCAAAATAGCCATGGCGTTATGAAGTAACGTGCCTCGGTCGGCATCGGAACTAGAGGGGCGGGGCGGCACCTGCTGGCAGAGCTTGACGCTGCCGGGACACATGATGACGCGTTTGGCGGTGGACCCGCCGACGATAGTGCTATGACTCACAGTGGACTCTCCTTTACGACGTTTGCCGCAGTCTGCCGCGCGGCTTTTCGCTTGTCAAGCGTTCATTGATAAATTATGATTTGGCGATGAAAGAGAAAGACATCGAAGCCTATTTGGTCTGGGCCGTCGAGATGCAGGGCGGGGCGGCGTACAAGTTCCGCTCGCCGAGTAATCGCGGCGTTGCGGATCGGATTGTCTGCCTGCCCGACGGGCAGACGTGGTTTGTCGAGATGAAGACGCAGCGCGGGCGCTTGGCGCCGCTGCAAAAGGTGTTTGCCTTCGAGATGGAAACCCTCAAACAGAACTATGTCGTGCTTTGGAGCACGGAGCAGGTCGATGCTTTCGTTGCGCGCATATCAAGAAAAAGCCGCTGATTTCTTGTTCGAGCGCGACCGGGCGATGGTGCTCGCGCCGATGGGCGCGGGCAAGACGGCGCTCACGCTGGTTGCCATGCAAGACGCGCTCGCGCAGAGCGTTGTGCGCCGCTGGCTGGTGCTGGCCCCCAAACGCGTTTGCGAGTTGGTGTGGCCCGTGGAGCAGGCCAAGTGGACGCCTGCGCTGACGCTGGCGGTTGCGCTCGGCTCACCCGCCGAACGGAACGCGGCGCTGCGCTCGAAGGCGCAGGTTGTCGTCACGAATTACGACAACTTGCAGTGGCTGTCCGAGCAAACGCTCGACTTTGACGGCGTGGTGTTTGATGAACTGACGCGGCTTAAAAACCCCAGCGGCAAGCGCTTCAAGGCGTTCGAGAAGGTCGTCGAGCCCATGACGCTGCGCTGGGGCTTGACGGGATCGTTCACGTCTAACGGGCTTGAAGACGTATTTGGGCAGTGCAAGATCGTGGACCAGGCGCTGCTTGGCCGCAGCAAGGGCGCGTTCTTGCAGCAGTATTTTGTCTGCATCAACCGCGAGTACGGCGAGTGGGCGCCGCGCAAAGGCGCGCTCGAACAGGTTATGGCGCGCCTTAAACCTGCGACCTTTTTGTTGGAGCCTGGCGAGTACAAAGACAAGCTGCCGCCGCTCCACGTCACCGAAGTGCGCTGCGACATGCCAGACCGCGAGCCCTATGAAAAGATGAAGCGCAATTTTCTGTACGACTTCCCCGACGCCCGCGCCATGGCCATGAGCGCCGGGGCTGTGACCAGCAAGCTACAGCAGATGGCGGCGGGGTTCGTTTATATTTCGGACAGCAAGCCCGACCCTGCGCGGCCGGGTAAGTTTGCAACATCGCAAACGCCCGTGTGGTTTTCGAGCCACAAGTTTGAATTGTTGGACGAGGTGCTGGAAGGCAACCAACGCGCCAACACCATCGTCGCGTATACATTCGTCGAGGAACTGGCCGAGCTACGCCGCCGATACCCCCAGGCTGTGACGATTGATGATCCGCAAGCCGTCGAGCGCTGGAATGCGGGCAAGGTCGAGTTGTTGCTGATCCACCCCAAGTCCGCCGGCCACGGCTTGAACTTGCAGCACGGCGGTTGCCGTATGGTATTCCTGTCGCTGCCGTGGTCGCTCGAAGAGTACGAGCAGACCATGGGCCGCATTCACCGCAGCGGGCAGACGCAGGATGTTTGGGTCTATGTGTTGCTTACTAACAACACGATTGATGAACGCATTTGGGCGGCGTTGCACGACAAGCGCGCCCTCTCCGATATTGCACTAGAGGAATTGAAATCATGAACTGGCACGAAATCAACGAAGCGCTGCGTGAGATGGGCGAGGAAGAGGTCAAAGCGTTGCTGCAGCACGAGAAACACCGCGACCGACCGCGCCCGACGTATTTGATCCGTTTGCACCAGCGCTACTGCGCGCTGCGGGATGCACGCGAGCGGCGGGAACTGCTGACCGGGCTTTAGCTTAAAAACAAAGCCCGTTCATCATTACGGCGTTTAACCAATCCCGGCAACACGCGACCCGCCGCCTTGGTCCATTTCATAAATTCTTCGGCGGCGTCTTCTAAATCACCGCGATTGATCTTCATGCGAAGACTGGACCGCTGCAAATTGCCTAGCCCAACATTGAAAGCAAAGCTGACCAGTGCGTCGAATTGGCCTTGATTACTAACGCTACCAGGGCAAAGTCGGGCAACGCCGCGCTCAAATTTCGCAAGGTCTTGAGCAAGGAGAGCATCCACCTCTCCCATCGAGAGGACGCGATCCCAACCCGACGGTATCGGTAAACTTTTACGGTCCTCATATTTCACCCCAATATGAGATGGGTCTATGACATGGCCGACGCCAACGGTCCACAGCAGCGCAGGGCACCGATAAGGGCGCAGTCTTACGCCCTCATGGTGCTTAATCATGCGGATAGCCGCTTCGGATACCTTCACTTTTTGCCAAAAGCCTGCGTACCAAACCAGAAGGCGATGATGCTGCTCAGAATGAGCATTTCGTCTTCAGAGAATACGTTTTCCAACGCAATCGCAAACGGCACGCCTTGGTTCCACGCGTACCACATACCAGCGATGTTGATGATGACTAGCTCTAGCACAAAAATGTACGTCACCACCGGGCGCACCGAGGCACGCAGGTTAATCATCCATTGGCTTGCGCCTTTGCCGATCTCTACGTCGTGGCTGTAAAGCGCCTGCCGTTCTTCAGCAGCGGTTTGCGTCTGGATTTGCTCCAGTTTGATTTCCTCAACCCGCGCCTGTGCGATAAAGCCGCGTTCAGCGAGCGCTAGTTCCCGCTCCTTCTGTGCGGCAACCAACGCCAGTTCGTGCTTCTTGTCCTGCCGGTCTTGGAAGATTTGCAAAATCTTGGGCAGGCCGCCGGCCAAGAACGATAGGAAGGTGCTAACCATCGTCATCATTTGGAAGCCCTCACAACATCATCGCCTTTGGTCACGGTTACGTGGTCGCCTTCTACGTCCACGCGCATCGGCTGCTCCTTGCGATCCAGCCGGTCAAGTTTGCTAATGAGTTCCTTAATCACCGCGAACTCTGGCTTCTCTTCCTTCTCGACCGTTCCAGCGATGCCGTTCAGCATGGAGATCAACGCAGTCAGCGAGGCGCCGAGCAAGCCCATGACGGCGGCAATCTTGTCGTTGTCCAGAAACAGGCTAGAGACGACGCCGATTACCACGATAGCCGTAATGTACTTGAGGCCGTCCTTGCCAATGGCCTTGCCTGCTACGGTCTTCGCAGAGGCTTTCGCCTCGAGGCGATTGAGTTCAGCCTGGACCTGTGCCTTAAAGAGTTCGATGTCTACTGGCTCGCTCATTTGTCCACCTTGGTGTCGAGCTTGTCGAATATCTTGCCGAGCATATCTTTAATCTCGTTGATGTCCTGCCGGTAATCAGCACGGCTGACATACGTGAGCGGCATCTGGCGAACATCTTTATCCAGACGCTCGATGCTGCGGGTTAGGTTGTTAACCATCCACCCACCGAAGAACGCCGCTACGCCAAGAATGATGTTGAATAACACTTGATACTCGTTCACGTCATGGCCTCAAGGCGTTAGTAGGAACAGGCTCTGCCGTTTGCGTGGTTGCATACGTGCGGGCAGCGTTCGCCACCTGCGTGCTAAAGCGACTCCACGATTCGGCATTCTTGAACTGCGCAAGGAAAGCGTTACGCTCTCTGGTTGGCAACGCATCCAACACGCGATTAAAGTCGCGGCCCGACTGTGCGGCGCGAATTAATACGTCAAGCGTCTCTGCTTTAATCTTTTGCTCAAGCCCTGCCACCACTTCGTTAACAGCAGTAGAGGCTCGAGTGAAGAAGGGAAAGCGCAACCGTGCGCTCGTCTTGCGCTGCGCTTCGGTAAGCGCTGCACGACCGGCAGCAGCTTGCTGCACTGCCTTGAGATCAGCGCCAACGGTGTCCGCGATGCGCCGCAGCAGCGGCATATCCTTCGCCATTTCTTCGCTAATTTTGTAGCGACCGGAACCGAACAGGTCTTCGATGACATCGGGCGACTCGCCTGCGATAAGGTCAACGATCTGTTGCTTCTGGCCTTCCTTGTACATCGTGCGGATCTTGTCGGCGAGTTCCATGCCGCGAATGTCCGACATCCCTCGCTCAAACGTCGTGAGGTAATCCTTAAACCCTTTGCCGCCCGCCTTTTCGATGGCCTCGTCAAACAGCGGCTTGACCTTGGTCAGCACACTTGCGGCAAGTCGATCCTGCGATTTGGCGTCCATGCCGGGGTTCAGTTCGCGGATTACGCCTGCGACGCCGTTCTTGCGGATGGCGTACAACGCTTCCGGCGTCACAACGCCGAACTCGTTAGTCCAATCGCCGAGCATCTCGTTGATGCGCGTCAGTGCCGCAGAGGCTTCGCGGTTCGTGGCAATGTCGGGATTGCGCAACTGACGGCTAATCGGGCCGGTCAAGTCTGCGGCCGTGATCGGTTTCAATCCACGGTCTTTCATGCTTTGCAACGTTGATTCTGCGGCTCGAGCGCGAGCGCCAGCACGCTGTGATTCCTCTGCTGCACGGCTAATCCCGCGTGCTACTGCGCCGCCTTCTTCAATTACTTGACGCTCAAAAGGACCGCCAATGGTACGAGCGCGACCGGAAGCGGCAAGTTGTCCGGGGAATGTCGTTGTCGCTTCTACGCGGCCCGGTAACCGAACGCCAGGTTCGCCCACGCCTCTGCGTGCAAACCATGAACTTGCCCAATCGTCGGCTTTGTTAACGGCATTGCTGACGCGGCGAACGGTGTCCGCCGCTTGCTTCGCGGCTGTCCGTGCTTCGGTGGCAATCGTTTCTAGTTTCGGCATCACTCTGCCCGTAAGGGCGGCGGCCTCAAAAGCCCCTTCGCGCATCGGCGCGGTGACGGCGGTGAGCGTGCCTTTTGCCGACTCTCGAGCAGCACGCGCCGTCTCAGCAGTCGGGCCTCCCGCAATACGCGACAACTCGTTAATTGTGTCCTGCGCCTCGCGTTGCCGGAACGCATTGACAACGCCACGCGGGTCTTTCTTTTCCGCTTCGGCGAGCAACGCTTGCAATACGGGCAAATCAAGGTCTGCCGCAGCGCGACTCGCCGGAACGTCTGGTTGCGCGGTCATCGCGGCACGCAGCGCATTGACTTCATCGTTTGCCGCAAGGCGAATCAGTTGGTTTGCTCGAACATCGGCGGTACGGCCTGCCAAAGCGTCAACAACAGCGCCGCCGCCCTTGGCGACAATCCGCGCTACCGGAGGCGCAAGCAATGCCACGCCCGTGCCAATCGCTGCGCCTGTCGCAGCCTCTTCCGGCGACATAACGGCGCCTGTAATTGCGCCCGGAACCGCGCCGCCCGCAACTCGAGCAGTGACTCGGGCAGCAGCAGGCGTCGTTCGCGTCAAGCCTGTCTGGATGCCGCCGGTTTCAAAAGCGGTCGCAAGCGGCGTAGTAGCGCGTTGAATTGCCGGCAATGCAGCGCCTGCGGCGCGAGTAGCTGCGCCAAGTACCGGGCCTGCTGCCAAACCAACGGCGACTGGAATGATGCCGCGTACTGCCGCTTGTCGTTCTTGGGGCGTCATGCCCGTTGCTTCGACTTGTGCGCGGAAGCCCGTTGCACGGTCGCCGATGTCGGCAAGTGATGGGCCTCGGCGTGCGGCAGGTATTTCTGGCGCAGGCGCAGGCGCAGGCGCAGGAGCGCCGCGAATAGACGCGCCTATGTAGTCAATTTCTTCTTCGGTCAGCGGCTTTTCAGCGCGTACCTTTTTTCCTTCGATAAGGTAAGTAGGCACGCCATTACTCCTCAATGATTGAGTAACTGGTGCCAGCGGGCGTTACTGTACCTCGGGCGCCTTGGCCGCGCTTTGACGGATCGCCGCGTCGGCCTCGGCGCGGAGCAGCGTCTTCTCGATAATTGAAGTCATCCGCAAAAGCAGTATCAAGATTGTTAGTAGACCGCTGCAATTCTTCTATGGCGCGGTCAATCGCCTTTTGAAAACTTGCCACGCTTTGTTTCGTGCCAAGCTGCGCAAACGCGTTTTGCAACGCTTGAATTTCAAAGTTCGACACGTTACCCAAGGCGCCGCCCGTGGGCGAGTTGTTGCGCATCTCTTGCAGTTCTCGGAACTGGCCTCGAGCCAAGATAGTATCCAATTTGGCTTCTGCGTCCGCAGTTGCTTGGCTAAAGGTCGGCAATCGACTTTCAATCGGGCCGAGCATATCTGGCAACGCAGGGTCTTCGCGCAACTCTGAAAGCAGCGTTACAAGATCGGTCGTTTTGTTTTTGTGCGCTCGCAGAGATTGCTCTACCTTTGGATACGAGGCTTCTCGTTTGGCGCGTTCGCGGGCGTCAATCTTGGTACCTTCGGTGCCGCCAATGACGTTCGGGTCTTTCGGACCACCAGGGATGTACTCAAGGTCGTTGTTTGCCGTCCAACGGTAACCTTCTGGTGCTTTTGGCGGCTTAATTGCAGCGCCTGCCGGCTGACGACTTAACCGCGCTTCTTGCCGTGCGGCGGTTTCCGCTTGCGTTTCTTGTACGCCAACAGTGCGCTCGCGCACGCCAAGTTCTCGGCCTCTCAACTCAGCATCAATACGCTGCGCTTCGGTCAACGCGGCGCGACGCTGTTGCGCCACAAATTTCGGATCAAAGCTAGGCGGGAGCCGAGACGTGTCTACGCCCAAACCTTGCAGATTGCGCAGCACCTCTTGGTATGACGGCTCATCAACGGCAGCCGATGCAAAGTCGGCAATCATCTGATGGCCTTTAAGCGCGGCTTCAAGTTCGGCGTTTCGGCGAGTCGCTTGTTTCGCGGCAATGTCTTCCGCAAAACGCGCCTCTTCCATTTCGCCTTGACGCGCCAAGCGTTGTTGTTCGGCTTGTGCCAAACGATTAGCGCGGCCCATCTCAAGGCCTTGGACATACGATCCAAGGATGTTGACCGGCTGAAGTTCAGTTGCTCCGATGACTGCCATACATCACCTATGCGTTGTAGCCGCGCATATACGAAGGCGGCGCTACGCCTAAGTTGGCGCCACCACCCGGCGTTACGCTTGATGGTCCAAAATACCCGCCGCGATACATTCCATATCCCATCGCGCCTTGTCCAAGCGCTTGCGCAAGCGCATTGGCTTGCCCGAGATAGCCCGATGCGCGGGCCTGCCCAGCGCCCATTTGAAGGTTGGCAAGATTGCTGCCGGTCTGCCCAATCGCGCCCGCCGCAGACGATGCGAGCGAAGGGCCAAACCCGCCGATCCCAAGCAGGGCGTTCGTGACATCGGCCCGTTGCTGTCTAGCGCGAGCAAACGCATTCTGAAATTCTTGTGAGGCCAGTTCCTGTCCGAAGCGCTGCGTGCCTTTTAGCATGGAGCCAGAGAGCAAGCCGCCGCGAGCCGCTGCCGAGCGCTCAAGCGCCTTCATTCCCTCGCCCATGCGAAACCCGTAACCGGGGTCCATCTGGATTTCTTCCATGCCGGGAGCGCGAGCGTAGGCGCCTTCCGGGCCGTACAGCGCGGCTAGACGATTCAGTTGCTCAAGCGACAGTTGGCGGAACGGCGCTGTTTCGGCAAGCTGCCGCTCCAGCATCCGCTCTTCCGTGGCGGCTGCGGTTTGCGCGGCCTGCTGCTGTGCGCGGGCGGCCTTACTTGCGCCACGCGAGGCGACTGCGCCGCCTACGACTGCGCTGCCTAAAATTGCTGCTGCTGTTCCGATAGCCATTTACGCAACCTCTTTAAAGAACGTCCGCTCCATCGGCTTAAAGCCTTGGCGCGAATACAACTTTTCCATCGCGGGCGACCGTTCGTCCTCTAGGGCTATCATAAACAAGGCGGTCGCACCTTGCTCTTTCGCCCACGACTCTATCGCATCGTACATTTGTTTGCCTACGCCCGAACCACGGGCTTCCGGGGTTAGATACCACCAGACTTCTTGCACCACCCGATGTGAGGGGCTGAAGTACATGGGGTAACACAAAGCGCCCGCCACGCCGACTGCTTTGCCGTCCTTTTCAGCAATCCATACACCCATCGTCGGGTTGCTGACAGCCGCTAGATAAAAGTTAGTGAACCCTTCGTAGTCGAATGGCATGGCGTTATGCACCGGGGTCGCGTTATGAAACGCCGCCCCCAGTTTTAGGTACTGGTCTAGGTCTTCAGCGGTGGCGCGTCGGACGGTCACGAAATCTCCCGACCCGACGCTCGGATGTTGATGGACGTGGCCGTGGAGGCAATCGTTGAGATAAAGCCCCCAGGCGCTAGCACCTGCCCCACGATCTCGGGGAACGTATAGGTTTCCGAGGGCAGCAGGGTCTTAGCCTTGATAACAAGGTTTTGGTTGCCGGACGTGTCCAAGGCGGTCACGAGGTTAATTGAGATCGTTCGGGCAGACGTGTCGTAGTTCGTCGCCGTGAACTTGTCGATAATCGTCGTCACGTTAGTCGCCGTGTACTGCGTGGTCTGCGAGGACTCCGCAATTTTGGACGGGACTAGGACTCTGACTTGAACTGCCATAATGACCTCAGCTAAATACGAATCTGACGCGGCCGTTAAGTCCCGGCTGGCCGTCATTGCCGCCGAATATCGGATCGCCGCCGTCGCCGCCACCGCCCGCTGTCAAGTTTGCGACACCGAGGACACTTGCCGCACCGGCCTGCTCTTGCACCGCACCGCCGTTACCATCGGTATTGGTCGTAGCGCCGCCCGAAGCCGTGCCACCCGCGCCTTGGTTGCCGCCGTTGACACCGAACGCGCCGCCACCGCCTGCGCCTCCGGTACTAATCATTGCGGCAATAGTAAACGTGCCAGAGGAAACCGTCGATGTTCCGCCCGCATAGCCCGTGGCATTGCCTGCAACGCCATTAGCGCCTGCTGCGCCAACCGCCCAAACCAAGGTCTTGTCGGTGTCGCCACCGACCACAGCGACTACGGTTTTGGTATACGCGCCCGAGCCGCCGCCGCCGCCGGGGTTAGACTGGGTTTCGATGCCGCCGCCGTCTAAAAAGATGATGCTTTCGATGCCCCACCCGCCACCGCCTCCGCCGCCCCATGCCTCGATGGTCAGCGTCGTAAAGCTAAGTGCCGTGATGTCGGGGAACACCAGCGTGCCCGACCCTTGGGAATAGTCGTAGACGCCCGCTCCGGTACCTCCGGTCGTGCCTGCAATCGCGGCTGCGAGCGTAGCGCCGCCCATTAGGTCAACCCCGCTCCGCTGATCAGCCACGAGGTCGCCGCAATCTTGACGCAGGTGGCAATACCGTTTTGCGCGAGCGTGCGGGTGCCGGTCGTCGTGCTGTTGGCAAGCGTCAGCGTGTCGGTCGTAATCGCAATCGACAGCGCCGATGAGTTGATATTGACGACAATAAACACCGTGCCCACAGGGAACGCGACCGCGCTGTTAGCCGGAATGGTCAGCGTCTTGCTAGTGCCGTTCATCAGAATCGACTTGCCGCGATCCGACAGCGCCAGCGTGTAACTGTCCGTATGGGAGTTCTGCGGGGCGTCTCGATA